GCCGGGATGTACAACAAAATCTCCCGGGCGTTGTACTTGGAGGGCAATTGGGATCTTTGTATCAAGGAGGCTTTGCAGTGGGCAGCGGCAACTCGGTCGGGTTGGATCCGGCCGCTCTATCGGAGGGCGCAAGCCGGCCGAGGCCGAGGCTCGATCCAGCTTTTGTCGTACGGTTCGCCCAGTGTGTGTCCGGTGCAGCTCCCGGCAAACAACGATTTTCAACAAGCTTATGCCGTGACGCTGTTGGAGGAAATGCCTATTTACATGGCGCACTCCATGTTCTGGCAATATCAGGATCGGCTGCGCCCAACACAGAGCAAGTATTGGTATTCCCGGGACATTCGTAAGGCAGCGACTTCTAATCTTTGGAAGAGGATGTTCCAGCGGGAGGATACCGCCGGCGCAGACGTCGGAATAGCCAACGCATTTTGCGCGATTCGCTACACGACGATTAACGACCTAGCGATCAATGTCACCGGGAAGACGCTGCCGATGGGCGAACCGGGCAGCCCTTGGTATTACGAAGTGCCGAGTTATGGTGAGCAGATCCCGGCTGGGCGCGATAGCGAAGGCCGGGAGATTGTGCGGGTCGCGGACGAAAACGACGCGCGGATGTATCCGTTCCGGCGGATGATGATTTCAAGCGAAGACTGCATTATGTACGACGGCCCAGCTTTCAATTGGCACGGAGAGTTGGATCTGATCCAGTTCTGTATGGACAGTTGGCCGTGGGAAGCGCTCGGGTACGGCTTGATGTCGGACGGGTATGACCTGCAAGAAGGAATTGATGAGTTGGTTCGAGGGAGCCAGGACAAGCTCCGCGCACAGCTCGACATGCCGCTCGGCTACGATATCAACGCCGTAGCGCGCAACGAAGCGCTGCAGTTTGACCCGATGCAGCCGCGGTCGCGGATCGGCTTCGACGGCTCGATGGTCGATAAGCCGTTTATGCCAGTCGTCCCGCCGGACGTGTACAAGCTCGATCCGGAGGTCATGGGACAGATAAAGTTCTTCGAGGAGTCGATGGATTATCAGATGGCGATTCGGGACGTCGTGGCGCTGGCGAAGGCCAAAGCGATTGGCAAGGGCGGCAACGAGCTTGAGGCTTTGATGGAAGCGCAAGGGCCGATCGTCAAGGACATGTCGCGGTCGATGGAGAAGCCGCTCGCTCAGATCGGTAATCAGTTGAAGTACATGATCCCGCAATATATGACCACCCAGCGGGTGATGCAGTATATCGGTGCTGACCAGATGACACTTGATACGTTCGACTACAACCCGTCGAGTTTAGTCCCGTCGCATCTCCCTGGCGAGAAGACCGAAGTCGGCGGAGTGTTTCTGAAGAGCACTTACTCTGATATGCAGCGGTCTAGGTGGCTGGCCGAGAACGTAAAGTTCATCATCACGCCGCACACAGCGCATGAGATCGTGCAAATGACTTACCGCCTGAGCTTGTTGCAGATGCGTCAGCGGGACATCCCGATCGACTCGCGCACGATCGCAGAGGCTTGGGAGGTTCCGGACTTCGGCACCAAGCCTGAGGGCAACACGGTGTATGAGCGGTATTGGAACGAGCAGGAAGAGAAGATCGAGCATGCGCTCCGGGTGCAGAAGATCGCCCAAGCCACAGGTGCGGATCTTGGGCTGATGCAAGCTGGGCCGATGCCCGACGGTAGCGGGAGTTCGAAAGGAAAGGGCGGCAGGCCTCCCAGCGGAAACGCGCCTCCGCAGCAGAAAGCCAAGGGCGACGGACGTCCGGTGATTACGGAGAGCAAATGACGCCAGCCAATTCATCTGGAACGATTGAGTTGGTTCGGGAGTCGCACCAAACCGTCCGAGAGCGGACCTTTAAGATCACGCTCGGCTCGATTGAAGCCTTTCTTGTTGCAGTTCGGGCGAACCGTTGGACAGGGCAGATCGTTATCAACTTGTCTCAGGGCGGAATCACATCTGTTGTGCAGCGGGAGACGAACCACACTCGGGATGGGTTGGCTAGCTGAAAAAATACTTGACACTTTTCGTCAGGTTCTGCTAGGGTCTGGTTAGTTAGGGATTCTGAAAGTTGGGCAGGACCTGGTTCTGCCTGTCCTCTAAGGCCATTCAAGGCACATAGGTGCTTTGGGTGGCTTTTTTCTTTTGGGGCTCCGGAAAGGAGAACACCTGAATGTTGGATTTCGGTAAAGTCGCCAATCGGAAGCGCGGCCGCAAGCACGGCAAAAAGTAAGGTCAGCCCTCGCCGGGAACGAGACCTAGCCTTGGCTTGGTTCTCTCCTGAGGGATCAACCGGAATGAGGGAAGACCTTCCGAACCGAGGCCTTCCCCCTAACCCAAGACAAGCGAGTGTTTGGAAAGGATTGGTTGAGTCGGATGAAGATGCACACAGTTAAGTCTCCAGGCAAGGTCAATCGCGTCGGCAAGAAGGTCGGACGCGGCGGGCGGAAGTTCTCGCTTAAGGCCGACAACGGAGAAATTATGGGCAAGGGCACTGAAGGCTCGAAGGCCAAAGGCGGAAGGAAGCGCGGGTAGCGCGTGGCTTCTCAGGCACTACCACCTCCCGGAACGGGAGATCGGGGAACGCCTGGCGGCGGAGCAGGTGTGTCCGCTCCTCCGGTGCAGAACAACCAAGCCATGCAACAGCTCGACTTAGTCCGCAAGATAGTCAGCGCTGCTTCGATGCTTGCACAACTTACACCCACTGCAGTGAAAGATCTGCGAGAGATAAACGATATCTGCCAGCGCGTGCAGATGAAGATCGTGCAAAGCGGTCCGCAAGCAGAACCGCAAGCACCCCCAGCGTAGGGAGAACTAAATGGCAAAACTTGAAGAAATTCTTAAGTCCAAAGGATACACGCAGGACGAGATGGATTTGATGAAGCCAATGCTCGAGAACGCAGCGTTCCGTGCAAAGCTCGAATCGACCTTCGACGGCTACGAGGGCGACGTTTCGAAATACAAGACCGAGTCGGAAGGGTGGGCGACGTGGTACGAGAACAAAGCTATGCCCACACTCGACAAGCATTTGAAGGACGCCGCGGACGCAACCGCGCGGGCAGATGCAGCAGAGGGCAGGCTCAAGTTCTTCCGAGATCGTGGCCTGGCGCAACTCGCCGGCGAACCTCCTCCGGAGGAGAAGAAGGAACTTGTGGAAGCAGCGTTTGATCCCCGAAAGCACAAGCTCGTAACCGAAGACGATATCGGTCGGCTGGCCGACCTCGAAGGCGAAGCGATCGCCACTGCGTCGGATCTGTCGATTGAGTTTCAGGAGCTTTTCGGCAAGAGCTTGTTGAGCTACACAGGCCAGGACGGTTCGCGTGGGATGCGCGCACTTCGAAAAGAAGCAGTTGCAGCTCGGAAGAATCTCTATGACCACGTCTCAGAAAAGTTTGGCTTCAACGCTCGTCGTGCCGAGATCGCTGCGGAGAACGCGAAGAAGCACGACGACGGGATTCGCGCGGATGAGCGGGCCAAGCTAATCGCTGAGTTTGGGCAGCCTGGTGCCGGGGCGCCGCGGCCTTCGAACTCGCCTTTCTCTACGCAACGTACCGAGGCTCGGGGCGGCAAGCAGCCGTGGGAGCTTAACGAAAATGAGCTTACTGCCAATCGTGTGCAGAAGGCTTACGAAAAGACACTTCAGTAAGGAGCCTTGAAAAATGGCAGATCCGAGTTTTGACCAGCTTTCGGCGACAACGCTTGCCGACCTGCGCGAGGATGTGGTCTGGGATAACTTCTTCGTCCAGGGAGCGATCACGCGCACTCTGCGCGCGGCTGGCGCGCTGGACACGTTCTTGGGCGGCACAGCAATGATGGAGCCGTTCCAGTATGACCGCGTGAACGGCGGAGCGATCGCACCAGGCTCGGACGTCAACGTCACTCAGAAGACTATTCTGGCTGCGACGGCTTTCGTCCCGAAGGAGTATGTAGAGCAGGTTCCGCTGAACCTCTGGCAGACCAATGTGCTGAACGCTGGACCGGCCGGGAAGGTGAAGTGGGTCGACGCCTACATGGCTAACGCCGTGTCGAGCTTCGAGACCGACTTCAACATCGACTTCTATAGACACGGGCAAGCGTCGGGCGGGGCGGTCGCTGACAACAGAATCATCTTCGTCAACGGGGCCAGTGAGGCTTGCAACGACGGGGTGAATCCCAGCTGGGACGGGAACGTATTCATCAACTACGGCGGCCAGGTTCGTGACGGAGCCGTCGGGAACGCGCTGAACTCGATTCCGGTGTGGGCCGGGACGCAAGCCGGCGGCACAGGCCAAGCGACTTACAAAGTCCTGCTTGAGGGCTATCTCCAAGGTGTGAAGCCTCCCGATACGGGCGTTTGCAACAAAGCTCTCTACGCGTATATGGGCGAGCGTGAGGAGACCAAGCAGCGCTTCGGCGAGACCGCAATGAACGTACGGATCGGTATGACCGGGTTTAAGTTCTTCGACGCTTTCATCCATGTCGACAAGCTCGCCCCTTCTACGAAGTACGGCACGATTCTGCCGTCGGGCTTGTCACAGACAACCTCGATGAAGCCTTCGGTGTTCACCACGCCAAGCTTGTCTGGGGCACAGACCGCAATTTCGAACTTCCCATCAGCCACGTCGGTTACGCCGGGTGAGGTGTTCTTCTGGTTCAGGTTGCGGGATTGGAAGCTGCGGCCTTCCGCAGACCCTGAGTACAACCACAACTTCACACCTCCGATCCGGTCGCAGAACAACCCCGACTTGATCGTGATGTTCTACAAAAACGGCTTGAACGTCTACACGCCCAGCCCGCGCGATAACTGGCAGAGCTTCGGCTACGGATTCTAACCAAGGCAGAGAAGCAGAG